AATTGGTTTAAAGCTATAACAGCAGTATCATAAGCACCAATATAAGCTCCAGTAAATTTATCGTAAGCAGAAACACCACGCGAAGTGCTTTTAGTGGTCTTCTTTACAAACGAATCTATCGATGTAGTTAATTCAGACCTCCACTGGAATCCAGCTGATTGTCTGCCTGGGTAATCCACACAAGTTATCAATGAGTTAACAGATTCTAAGTTAAGTGTTTTAGTAGCCTGATTAGTAGAAATATATGATGCTATGTAAGTGCCATCTAATCCGTACTGGTGAATAGGAACATGAAGTTTACAAGTTCTAGCTGGTCCAATGTTTGAGGTATCTGAACCAAATCTCCATTGCATACCAGCTGCCGATATCTTAGTTCCATCACATACTCGCTGGATAACCATACGATCTCGATCGACACAGTTAGCAGCTTCTGCTATATTCGAATATGTTTTTATATAATTACCTTCTAGGTCGTAACTAGAGCATATCAATTGAGTACCACCACCAATACCATGATACACAGTAGTAGTCATAACATTAAGTATCGAGAATCCCCACTGCCTGTACTGTTCGATCCAGAAAGTTTCCAGCTCTTGGGCTTCTTTTGCAGTATCAGCCACATCTATTTCTGTTAGTATCATAGATAATTGTTGCATTTTAAGATTAATAAGTAATTTATATAAAGGTTTTAGGTACAGGTCATTTCTTAGATGACTCATTGCATCGTTAACATCATTATTATAACGATCTTCAAGTGAGTTTTTAGTCACCCCTATATAGACTTGGGTATTGTCTAATGGGTTCATTCTTTCATAAATTTTGTATTTCTTCATATCTATTTTGTTAGATTAATACTATTAATAGTATAGTAAATATATTTGACATATATGCAGATAGTTGAAGAATTCGCGAGGCCAGATTTGCAGATTATGGAAGAGATAGGAGACTGGAGTAGTGGTGTAGGGGATTTAAAATCTTGCGTCGGAGCGTCGATTGGATCATGGCGCGTTGGATCTATACAAAAGTGTCGTGTATTTATGATAGGTACAGGAGGGTCTGTGAAATCCGATCAAGCAAAGGATATATTTACAAAACCCAAATCATATCATATCTTACCTTTAACTGACTTTGGAAAAGAACATGGTTTATTCTTGCCGGCTCACTACTTACTGGGAGGTCAGGGATGGGAAGAAACTGGTGTTAATAATGTAGAATCATCCAAAGCATTTCTAGATGAAGAGCGAGAACGTACTAGAGATGATATGGAAATCCACTCGAAGGTAACCCAAGAATATCCTTATACCATCGAAGAAGTATTTCGTAAGATGGGTACTAACAACTTCAATCAGAGAAAGATAGCCGAACAGTGGGGTAGAATAAACTTTGAACCAGACGTTAAGAAACCAGAACGAGGATATCTCGAATGGATAAAGACACCTAATGGAACTATAAAGGGTGTTAAATGGTCACTTAATCCAGAAGGAGATATTGAAATAATAGAACATCCATACCGAGGTCCAAACGGAGATACGACCTACAAAGGTTTGTACGTTAGTGGGGTGGATAAACATACTAGTCCACCCATTTAAATAAATTCCGTGAATTGCTGGGAAGCCCGCTGGGGTTATCAGCAGCCAAGCCTTGTCGAGAGACATTGAAGGTTCAGAGACTAGAAGACGAGAGACTTGATGAATTCAAGAGTCAGTATTTCTTCCACGAGCGCGGAACACAGTAAGTATTTACACAATTTTTTACTATAATACAATCAACACCAAAGGAGTTGAAATTATGGATCAAAGAGTGTGTATGAAATGCGGTAATAATAAACCGCTTAAAGATTTCCCTATTACAAAGAAACCAAATGGGAATGAATATTATCGGCATACCTGTAAACAATGCAGATCTGATCAGCGAGTTGCTAATAGAAAGAATATCGATGTAAGGGATCACGAGAGAAAGTTGGCCCAAACCAGATACAATAACAACAAGCAATTGGTTCTAGAGAAGAATAAGCAGTGGAGAGATAGTGAAGATGGTACCAAGAATAGGATGATACATCGATCATTACAAAGAGCCAAAGAGAAAGGGTATGAACACAATATATCAGTAGATGATATCTTAATACCTAATGAGTGCCCGGTATTTCATATACCGTTTTGCTCAGGTACTAAATCTGGTGGATACTGGAATACTCCATCCATAGATAGGAAAGATTCGACTAAGGGTTACACAAAAGATAATATTCAGATAATTAGTATGCGTGCAAATACTATGAAAAGTGATGCAAGTGTAGATGAATTGGTTAAATTTGCAAAGTGGGTTCTTGATACTTATTGTGATGATATAGTCCAACCTGCATGAATAAATGAATATGCAGAACTATCGGATAAAGAGCCGGTAGGATAATAATGTGAGTATAGATCAAGGAATCCTAGATTCAACTTCAACTAAGAATAGATCATCATTGGCTATGTTAGTGAAGAAAAGAATTGTGGATGGACAGTACTTTAAACAGACATCTAACTTGTATGTAGCTAAGTATATCAGTAGAAGTCTTGATGTACGCTGGGATTACGAGAATGCTCTTAAATTAGCTATGTACTACGATGCAGAAGTGAATATAGAATACACTAAAATTGGTATAGTTGGTTACTTCAGGGATTGTAAACAATATCATAGGTTGATGAAGAGACCAATGATTGCTACTACATCTGCCGGCGACGGTTCTGAAACATTATTTGGGATCAAGAAAACAAACCTGATAGGTACAACCGCTACTCCTGCTGTGATAGATCACCAGGACGGAAAGGTAAAAGAATATATTGAGGACTATTACCAGAATATCTTATTCATGGATTTACTTGAACAACTACGAGATTACCAGAGAGAAGATAGAACCAAGTTTGACTTGGTGATTGCTATGGGTCTTTGTGAATTAGCTGACGAAGATATGCTCGGAGAGCCGTCTAAAGAGGCTGGTAATGAGACTAATGGGTTCAAACCATTTGGTTGGTATGAAGACGAGTACGGACATCAGAAATTTGGTGAACTTCCAGCAGGAATAGGATCAATATTTACTGAAACTTCTAATATAGGTGCTAGTCCAGTACGATGGGTTGATGCATCTGGTAAACCCAGATTCGACGACGATTATAATATATTAAATAAAGACGAGTAATACTAAGAAAATTTCCTATAATAGTGTTGTTAGATAAATTGTACAGATACCATTTTTTTATACCATTATGAATATAGCAACGAATAAAGAAAGAGGTAATACAGGACTAGCTATGGCAGTAATGGATATGTGGTATCTGTACCATTAAATGAATCGTGTAATAAATATATAGTTACAATATAAGGAGTGGTTGAGCAACTGGCTGGCTCGCTTGACTGTAGATCAAGTTCTTAGGACATGGCGGTTCGAATCCGTCCCGCTCCACAAACTTTAAAATGAACTACTATGACTATGTTTGGATCAAGCTGGATAGCTGATATTGATGACACACCGATAGGAAGACCAATCCTTGATGATTACTCATCTACAATAGATGATATTATGTATGCTACTACAGAGGGAGAAGAAGATTTTACTAAATAATAGATATGGAAATACATGGATACTCAGATATTAGATTGAGTGTAGAAGATTTGATGAGCGAAGAATTTTATACCAAACTACTGGAGATAGATGAGGAGAGTAAGAATCATCCACTGGATAAACATTTTGTTAATCAACTGGAGCAGCAAGGTATAGCATTTGTGTTAAATCATAGTGCAGATATATACTGGTTATTTGGTAATGAAACAGCCGGATATGCTTGGCATCGATATCTACCTGGAACCTATTTAGTGTCTAGGACGTAGAAAATATTATGTCGCAAATTTATACTATATTTGTGACAAAACATATTATGAAAACAAATTGTAATATATGCGGAAAAGAGGTTGATAGAAGACCTGGATATATGAAAGGTAACCATTCTATCTATTGTAGTAGGGAATGTGCGAAAGTAGGAAGATCTACTGGAAAGATGTGTAGTTGTGGAAATTGTGGTAAAGAAGTTTATAGATCGCAAGCAGAGCTATCCAAAAGCAAATCAGGTAATATATTTTGCAGCAAATCATGCTCCACTACTGTAAATAATCACCTAACAAAGTCTGGTGATAACAATGCTAATTGGGTTAATGGGATATCTTCATATGTAAAAGAAGCTTTCTTAGTGTATAATCCAAGTTGTACAATATGTGGGTTTACTGAACGATCTGCATTACAAGTTCATCGTATAGACTATGATAGAACTAACAATGATATAGATAATTTAATAATCCTTTGTGCAAATCATCATTGTATGGTCCACTATGGATCTCTAGTAATCAGTGAAGATATCAAATCTTCAAGAGAGATGTTGGGTTCAAAACCCATTACCTAGACTATCCGAGTATAGCGTCGCAATATCGACGGTGTTTAACACTTTATCTATAACCGGATTAAATCGCTAGGATAGCTCAGTCGGTAGAGCAGCTCATTTGTAATGAGCGGGTCGGGGGTTCGAGTCCCTCTCTTAGCTCCAAATAAAATTCTTTGTTGGTATAGTTTACAATATTATTAACTATAATACCTACATATTACTACGGTCCTATAGCTTAACTGAACATAGCAGCAGGTTTGAGTACTGCTAGGATTACATAAGACAATAATCATGGAAAATGTAAAAGGTAAAGGAGTAATATACAGGTTTACAAGTCCATCTGGAAAAATGTACATCGGACAGAGTATAAATTTTGCAGAGCGATACAAGAAGTATAAAAACAATACTAATAGTGTCAGGAAGTATTTCAGTAACGCAATATCCAAATATGATGGTATTGAAAAATTTTACATTAGATTTTTAGCTGTTATAGAATTATCTGATTCAGTAGAAGAAAGTAAAGCTGAATTAGATCAGCTAGAGATATACTATATTGATAAATTTGATACTCTAAATTGTGGGTATAATTTAACAGGTGGAGGAAATGGTTCATTCAAAAGAACCGTTACTGACGAGACACGAAAGAAACTATCTGCTGCTAATACAGGAAAAGTATTTGTTGATGATATCACATTAATTTGTCCTATATGTAAAGTAGAGTTTAGCGTAAGACCAAATGTGTATCGTAGAAGATTACGAAAATCAAAATCAAATATGATAAGTTGTTCTAGTAAGTGTGGAGCACACCTAGGAAACATTATTAAATATAACAACTAAAATGTTAATGTTTTATGAAAATTAAAGACACTTCAAAAATTGAACCTCAGAAAGATTTAGTACTTGTTAATGTGCAAAATTCTGTTGAAAAAGATGGTGTGTATCTAGGACAAAAGAAAAATACTCCTGAGAATATTATTATGTACTTGGGTGAGGTAGAGAAACTAGGGCCCAGTGCTACCTTGGATATCAATTGTCCCGGACTACAGATTGGAGATATAGCGATGTTCTCTCAATTCTCTGGACACCATATAGCAACTGACAATGATAAATCACTAAAAGTTATTCCCGGGTACGATATTACAGCGATTGTTTCTGATCCAGAAAACATATCCGAGACCACACTTACTCCAACATCAGATAGATTATTAGTCACTGTTAAAATGACAGATGAATCAGAAGATGGATTGATTCTCAGTAAGGAAGAATCACGTGATCCACGTTTAACTGACCTTGACTATGCAATAATACTACAGACTGGTAAATCAACAAAACTTGGATATCGAGTAGGTCAATTGGTTGCATATGAACCATGGTGTGGTGTGGTAGCCAAAGAGAGAAGATTCACTGGAGACTCTGAATTAAAGCTTATTAGAGAGGACGACATACTATTCATCGCTGGATAAACTATAAGGGGCTTAAGAAATTAAGTCCCTTTTTTAGTATTAGAATATACGTAATAAAACAATACAGATAATTATGTCACAACAAACAGCTCCGTACAATAGCGACGGGTACTTGGAAGATATTCATTATACCGAGAATGAAAAGACGTCGGAAGAATATCTTAAGAATAATATTGACTTTTATATTAATAATTTAGTACGCGAGAAAAAGTACATTCGTACGTATCGTAATTACTATCATGGTATGCGAGATAACGAGGAGTTTAAGTATCTAACTGAAAACTTTGGTTTGGGTACCCCGTCTAAACTACATTTTACCAATTTAATTAAACCTCGTATCGATGCGTTAGTGGGTAGTATGGTAGAAGAAAATTTTACATACAAAGCAACGGTAATCGATGATAAGACAATAGATATCGCAGCCGAAGTAAAAAAGAAAAGATACCTTGAACAACTAGGAAGTTCAATAGATGGTTTTGTCAGAACTAATTTGATTGCTACAGCATCTGGTAACCCAGGTGGAGGAATGGCTATATCCGAGTTAACTCAGGCTACTAATAAGATACAAGAAAAATTTGGACAGAACTATCTATCAGATTTTGAGATAGCCGGACAAGACCTACTACGATTTTTTGAAAATGATACTCCTATGGATCTAGCTCAGAAATTAAAGCAGGTAGCGCATGATCTAATCACTACAGGAGAAAGTTATTTTAGAGTATATTGTGATAGAGTAGGTGCTGACCCTATAGTAGAAGTTATTAAACCTGAAAACATATTCTATAACAAAAATACCAATAGTCAATATATTGATACATGCGATGCTATTGTCCATAGAGAGTATCTCACTAGAAAAGAGCTCCTTCGTAAATATGGTAAGTACATGGATGAAGATCAACAGAAGGTCCTTTTCTCAGATAGAACTAGAATAAAGACAGCACGTTCTTTAAGGAGTGGTAGAGATTTGGATCGATACTACGGTGCTGATGATCCTGTTAATGGACAGAAATCATATAGTAATCTAGATGTTGTGGAAGTGTACCATGTTGAGTGGATGGCACTTAATAAAGTTAGAATAGATGAAGAGGAGATTATTGATCAAACCACTACGGAAGGATACAAAGGAGATATTGGTCAATGGGGATGGAGAACGGATAGGTATGAAGGAGTTAGAATAGCAAACAGTGTATACGTTAATTGTGGAAAAAGTACTCATATAACCAGGTCAGAAACTAGACCATTCGATTGTGGGTTTACATACGGAGGTATAGTATATAATGATAGAAACGGTAAACCATTTTCTATTGTTGGTGCTATGAAGGATCTTCAGGATGTATACGATTTAACTCTATTCTATAGAGATAATTTAATAGCTAACTCAGGTGTTCCCGGAACCAGGATAAATATAGCTGGTATTCCTAAACAATTAGGAAGTAACTTTATGGAACGACTATTAAAGTTTATAGCAGCTAAGAAAAATGGATTTGAATTGATAGACCCTACTGAACCAGGTGCACAACTATTCAATCACTATGGGTCTTTTGATGACTCTGTAAGTGGTACAGCTTTGACAGCTATAGATAATATGTTAAAAACAATGGAACGACAAGCTGATTTAATAGCGGCTACTAATCCACAGATGTTAGGTCAGATAGCTGAACGTGACGCTGTTGATAATGTAAAGCAGGGTATTAAACAATCTCTTATGATAAACGCTGATCTATTTGATTTAATTAGAACCAACCACAAGAGAATACTAACATCGCTATTAAACACATCAAAAATATGTTATACTAAAGGTAAGAAGGGTGCTTACATTATGGGATCCGAATCGTATGTGTTTAATATAGTACCAGAGAATTTATGTTTTTCTGATTACTCTATTAACGTCAGTTACTCTTCTAAAGACGCTGCTAAACTAGTAGAAATGAAGAAGATAGCTAAAGATCTTATAACAGCAGGTATGTTAGATCCTGATACCATCATTCATATTATAGATGACCACTTATGAAAAAAGGTCAAATGTTCCAGGGAAATGCAACTGTATTTTGTTGATT